GGGAAGGTGTATTCTATGCTTCAAAAAATAAAGGAACTATAAAGGGAGTAGAAAAAAAGAAAGCCAATGGCAAGAAGAAAAGGTAGAATCGATTATTTTCAGCGTTGCGACTATACTTACGGCAAATTCCATCAAAGTCAAATGAGAAAAATGTGGAACGGCCAAGTGGTTAACAAAGAAGATTGGGATTGCAAACCTCTAATATTTAGCCTTCATTCCGCAAGGAATATTAATATCATCCCGCAGGATGCAAGGCCAAATAGACCATTAATTGAATACACAACTCCAACTGTGAATCAGATTGTGAGTTCTTATAAACAATATAATCCATAATTTATGAAAGCACCAAGCGTTTATAATAAAGTTAGTAAAGAATATCCTCGCAAGATTGCAATGAGATTAGAAGCTTTGCAGGAAACTAAAAAAATAGTTAAAAATACTAAGAAAAAATAATGAAATACGAACTTTTTAATGTTCGTCAACAAGAGGATTATGAAAAATATTATCCTATTTTAAAAACGTGGTGGGAAGCAAAAGGCGAGCTATGGCAAAGTATTCAGCCTCAATTTCTTTCTAGCCGAGGAATAATGATTAAAGATGGTGATTATGTGTGTGCCGGGTGGCTATACACCACCGATAGTGCGTATGGAGTAATTAATTGGATTATAACTAACAATTATTCAAACGCAAAAACTAAAAAAAAGTGTATAGAATATATGCTAAATAGATTAGAGGATTATGCCAAATATCTTGGTATAGAAATGATTTATTTAACTATGGAAACTAGAAGCCTAAAAAAAATTTTAAATAAACAAGGTTTTTTTCAAACTTCTAACAATATTAGCGAATTTTTTAAAAGATTATGAGTGCAGGAGCAGCGGCAGCAGTAGCTGGAGGAGGAGTTTTAGGTGGAATATATGCAGGAAACAAAGCGGCATCCGCAGGAAGAGCAGCGGCAGGTAGTGCTAACGATAGGTTATTGGCCGCCAAACAAGAATCTTTAGATCAATTGAATCCTTACTCTAAATACGGTCAGCAAGCCCTAATTCCGCTTTCAGCCTTACTTTATGGTAAAAATTACGATCCTTCAACCGGTAAATTTACTGGTGACATTTCAGAAGAAGATAGATTTAATTCTTTTCAAGAATCGCCTGGTTATCAATATCAATTAGATGAAGGGTTAAAAGCTATACAAAGACAAAATGCTGCTACCGGGACGTTGCTGGGAGGCAATACCTTAAAAGAACTTGAAGCATATGGCTCAAATTTAGCTAATCAAGATTATAACAATTACATCAATACTTTATTTAGCCAAGCAGGAATAGGCCAGCAAGCTGCCACTAATTCTGCCAATATTATTAGTGGTATTGGTGGCCAAATGGCTAATTATGACTACGCCGCCGGTATGCAGAATGCTCAAAAATATTCTAATTTAAGTAACGCTTTATTTGGATTATCAGGGTTAGGCCTTACTAGCGCAATGTCAGGAAAATCTCCACAAACCAATTCAAGCGTTGGTGGCGGATCTGGAGTTTATAACGGTTCTTTTGTTAACAATTCCTCCTCTACTCAGATGTCTCCTTATCAAACTTCAAGAGGTGGTTAATGGCTGATTATAATTTAGGTTTAGATGCATTAGGCTCTTTTACTAAAGGAAGTGGAATTGCCAATCAAATTATAGAAAATCGCTTACATCAACAGCAGCTTAATCAAAATTACGATATTCAAAATCGTCAAATAACGCTGCAAGAACAAGCTGCATTAAGAGAAGCTGAGCAACAAAGAGCCTTTCAACAACTTGCTCAAGAGGCTTACAAACAGCCAGAATTAATTTTACCACAACTTTATGCAAGAGACCCTCAAGCGGCAGCCAAAATATCAGAAGGTATTCAACAACAATATTCTTCTCAATATAATACTTTAAAGCTTTTAACTGGTACTAAGGCTGAAAATAAACAAGCTACTTATAATCTTTTAAAACCAGAACTTGAAAGACAATTTCCTGAATTAAAGTTTGGAGATACATATAGTACCGAACTTAATAAATCTCTAAATGCCAGGGCAGACATAATTCAATCTAAAATAAAAACTAATCTTGAACTAAGGGATACAGCTCAAGGAATTGCTGCATTTAATCCTCAAACAGGAGAAGCAAGTCTTACAGGATTCCAACCTTATCGCAAACCAGCGGAAGGAGCAGAGGGAGGTGCTACCGGAGCTTTAGTAAAACAAGTAATAAAAGATAATCCTGGAATGAACTTTACTCAAGCATTACAACTGGTGCAAACTGGATTTAGAACAGGAACTAGAATAGATAAAGAGGGCAATGTTGAAGTTATTCCTGGAGCTCCTGATGCTAAAAAAGAAATAAAATCAGCCGAATCAGAAGGCGCAACTTTTGGTAAAGAGACTGGTGAGAAAAAAGCGTTATTACGCTCTATGGAAGCTAAAATACCAGAATTAGAATCTACAGTAACTCAACTTAGCAAGTTGGGTAAGCTTGCAACCTATACCACAACCGGAAAAGTTGCAAATGAAGCAAGAAAGCAATTAGGTTTACCAACAAGTGAAGGCGCAATTAGCAGAGCAGAATATATTTCGGTAGTTGATAATCAAGTATTGCCACTTTTGCGCGATACTTTTGGTGCTCAATTTACAGAGAGAGAAGGACAAACTTTAAGAGCTACATTAGGAGATCCTGATAAAACACCAACTGAAAAAGATGCTGCATTAAAAGCATTTATAAAACAAAAGAAGCAAACCATAGGGTCTCTTTCAAGAGAGGTGGGGAAGCCCCAAGAAACTAAAAAACAAAGTTACTCTGAGGAAGATATTAACCACACCGCTCAAAAATATGGGATTACTCCTGAAGAAGTAAAAAGGAGGTTAAATAAATAATGCCACGCGATTTATTCGCTGAAAGCGGAATTAATGATTATCAGCCAAAAGATTTATTCTTAGAAAATGGTATTGATTTTCCAAAACCTGAAAAACCAAAAATTTCTCGTGGCGAGGCTGCCTTAACTACTGGAACAAACATTCCTTTTGCGCCCAGAATTAAAGCAGCAATTTCTGCTGGTGTCGCTAAAGGTTTTGGTGGCGACGCAACAAAAGATGAATCATTTTCTAATCTTTATAATGAAGCTCTAACAAACGAAAGAACAAAATTAACCCAGGCAAGAGAACAATACCCAATTCAATCTTTTGCAACACAACTTCCCGCCGATATTGCGGCTGGAGGCCAACTTTTAAAAGGGGCTGGACTTGCGGGAAAAGGTATAGGTTCGGCTATTGGTGGAGCATCTGTCTTAGGAGGATTGCAAGCGGCTGGTGAAACCAAAGATTTAACAGATTTATCACAAACTGCAACAGACGTTGGCGGCGCGGCTGTGGTTAGCGGTCTAACTGGGGGCTTACTTTCCGGGGTTGGTAAAGGTTATCAAAAATTATTCAATAAAAATGCCGGCCCAGCGGTAACGAATTTAAGTGCTGATGATGTAAAAGAATTAGCTACAGATGCCTATAAATTAGCTACCGAAAAAGGAGGGATAGTTAAACCAGAATTCATTAATAATTTAATCAATAAAGCTGGCGAATTTGACAAACAAACTATGCTTGGCAAAGCCTTATCCGGTAACTCCCCTATTTCTGGAATTAAAGCCGCTTTAGAGCCTTTCCAAGGAAAAAAATTAGATTTGGCATCTTTGCAAGAATTAGATGAAGTTCTTGGCGATAAAATAGATGATTATGTGGAAAATGGAGTAATTAAAAAAACTGGCTTGCCACTTTTAAAACTTCAAAATTCTCTAAGGCAAATGATAGATAGCACATCTCCCGATATGATAGAAGGAGGAAAAGAGGGGTTTGAGGCTCTTAAAGAAGGTAGAGCATTATGGTCTAAAGCCGCAAAACTTCGCGATATAGAGAAGATCATTACCAGAGCAGAAATGAGTGACAATCCTGCGACTGCTGTAAAAACGGGATTTAGAACGCTTTTTAACAATCCAAATCGCCTCAAATATTTTAATGAACAAGAAAGAAAGTTAATTAAAGACGCTGCCAAGTCGGGTATAATTAATGATACCTTAAAAACTTTTCAGAGTCGCTTAATTCCAATTGGCCAGCTTGTAGGGGGCGGTGGATTCTCAGGTAGTGTATTAGGTCAAATAGGTAGTATGGCTTCCAGAGATTTAGCAAGTAAATCACAAATAAACAAAGCAAATAAAGTATCGCAACAGATTTTAGGCAATTTATCACCAAAAGCAAGAAAGGTAATTAATCCTTTAAACCCTATTATTGCTGCCCGCTTAGGAAGTCAAAACTTATATAAACCAGAACAATAGCAACATATGCCAAGATTATCAAACGGATTAGAACAAGTATTTACAAATTTGGGAATAGTAGGTTCTGGATATAAACTTTATTTTTTTCAAACCGGAACTACTACACCAAAAACAACTTATAGTGATGAAGGGCTTACTATAGCAAATTCAAATCCTATTATTTTAGATGCCGCTGGAAGGGCGCAAACGGGAATTTGGGGTTCTGATCCTTCGTTATATAGAATGGCTTTAGGAACTCCTGATAGTACTATATCTACCGTTTTATTAAATCCGGTAGTAGATGTTGATCCGGTTGATATGGTTTCCATAAATAATATTGCTGGCTTAACCCCTATTCCAACCGCTTTTTGGGGAACTACTGCCGGAACTTCTACCCATTATACTTTAGATCCCGCTTTAGTTAATATAACTTCTTATTCAAATGAGCAAAGTTTTTTTATTGATTTTCATACTACGTGTGGTGCAGGGCCGGATATCGATATAAATAATCTAGGAACTTTAAATCTTAAGAAAAAAACAGGTCAGGGTACAAAAATTGCGCTACTAGCTGGAGATGTGAACGGACGCCATACGTGCAATAATGATGGTGCAGATATAGTAATTTTAGATCCTATTTCTTCACCAATTTATACAGGTAAGCCGCCAACCTTAACAATTGCCACAGGAGTGGTGGTAGTCACTAATTCCGCCTCCAATTATCTCTTAGCTACGGAGGGGGATGCTTCTACCGATGATTTAGAAACTATCAACGGATTAGCAGATGGTGAGATAGCCTGGTTTCAAATTGCTGATGCAACTAAGAACGTCGTAATAAAGCAAACCGGTAATATTTTTATTCAAAGCGGCGTTGATATTACATTAGATCTTACTACTGATATTGTTGGTTTTAAATATAACGCTACTTTAGCTAAGGCAGTTTTACTAACTTCTAGTACTTCTGCTTCTGGAATGGTATTATTAGATACCAAAACAGCCTCTAACTCTGCAACTTTAGAATTTACCACTTTTATAAATAGCATTTACTCAAAATATATTTTTGATTTACATGGTATCTATCCTGGAACCAACCAAACTAGATTACAGATGCAAGTTTCAGAAGATGGAGGAACTAATTGGAAAAGCGGCGCTTCTGATTATTCCACAACAACTAACATGTTTAGCATCTCTGGTGTAACTGAATCTGGTAATGGCACTAACACTTTCCTTTCAATTTCAGATTATAACATTGGAGGAGGTTATGGAATAAATAATAATGCTGCGGGAGCTTTAAACGGATCTTTTGCTTTATTCGACCCATCAAGTAGCGGAAATGTTAAAAAAATAAATGGTTCTAATACTTACGATCTAGGGGGCATCAGTTACATAAACCTATATTCAGGCAGTTATGTAGCTACAACAAATCCAATTAATGCTGTAAAATTCTTCATGTCTTCCGGCAACATTACCGCAGGCAAAATTAAAATGTTCGGAGTGCTATAATGACGACAAGTGGCACAAACACATTCACACTAACTAAAAACCAAGTAATAGAACTAGGCTACGCCAGAATTGGCGTCATTTCCGAAGGTGCTCCACTTACTGATTATCAAATAAGTAGAGGCTCGACCCTTCTTAATACCATGATTAAATCCTGGCTTGCTAAAGGCTTTAGATTATGGAAGACTGAAAGAGGATATTTATTTCCCAACACTTCATCAAATGAATATATTTTAGATGGCAGCACTGCCAACGCTACTTCTGAATATATGTCTACTACTTTAAATGCTGACGCTTTGAGTGGAGCAAGCACCATTACAGTTGCTTCTGCTGCTGGATTTGCAAACGGTTTTTATGTTGGGGTGGTCTTAAACGATAATACTATTTTTTGGACTACCGAAAGTGGTGTTCCCTCTGGAACAAACATTACACTTTTGTCCCCTTTATCTGGTGATGCGTCTAGCGGTAATGCGGTTTATGTTTATGAAAACAAATTAGGAAAACTTGAAAATATTATTAATGCTCAGGTGCGAATAAATACAACAACTCAAATCCCTTTACAAATAATTTCTAGGGATACTTACGATGCTTTATCGGAAAAGGGATTAAAAGGCGCTCCTAACAAACTTTATTATAATAAACAATTAGATTACGGAATAATCCGCTTATTCCCAAGTCCATCAAGCACAAACTACATTACAAACTTCACATATCAGAAACAATTTTATGATATGACGAACCCAACAGATACTTTTGATTTTCCTGTTGAGTGGTTAAGGGCTTTATATTTAAATCTAGCTGCTACTTTATATGGTTTTTATCCTATAACTGATCCAGACCAATCTAAAATTCTTATAGCAGAAGCAAGGGACGCGTTAATGGAGGTCATATCATTTGATGATGAAAATACTTCTATTTATTCATATCCAGCCACAGATCAAAACCAAGGAGGTTTTGCTTGATGCTTGAGCCACTTTATCTAACCAATACTAGTTATCCAAGCAAAAGCAAAATAGCTTCTTCTCAAAGGCTTTATAATATGTATTCGGAAAATACTATCCAATCCTCCCCTTTTCAAGCCCCATCTATTTATAATATACCAGGCACTTCTCTTTGGAAAATTATACCGGGTAATTATAACCCTTACTACGGAAGTGTGGTTATGAATAATAACCTTTACGTAGTGTTTGGTACAACACTTTATAAAATAGATACTAATAAAAATATTATCACGATTGGAACGTTAGGAGTTAGCCCAGGTCGTGTAATAATGGTTCAAAATGGTTTACAAATATCGATTTTAACCACTAGCGGGATAGGTTATTACTATACCGAGTCAACTAATACATTTGCTCAAATTACTAATCCAAATTTTCCGATTGGAAGTGGGATAACCAGTTTAGATGGTTATACAATTGTATCAAAGGCTGAATCAGGGGAGTTTTATGTTACTGAATTACGAGATACTGCGATTTGGTCAGCCTTAGCAAAAGCAACCGCAGAAGCACTTTCAGATAATATAGTTGCTCTAGCTACTTATCAAAGACAATTATTTATCCTAGGGCAAGAATCTATTGAAATATGGTATGATTCTGGCGTCACTGCCCAACCATTTAAACCAATAAATCAAACATTTATTGCTCAAGGATGTATAGGTAGAAATGCTTACACTGTAAGCTCTTCTGGTCTATTTTGGGTAGCAAATAATAAAAGTATTTTTTGGACTCAGAATTACACTGCTAAAAAAATTTCTACTTTTGGTATAGATAACTTGATAAGTAAATTAACTAAACCAGAAAATATTATAGCTTTTTCCTACATTCAAGAAGGTCACGAATTTATAAATTTTACCTCAGAGGAGGATGAAATAACTATAACTTACGATGTTGCCACCGATTCTTGGCATGATAGGGGTTCTTTAAACTCAAGCAATAATAACCAAACTTATTGGGGAGCGACCGATGCAATTTCTTTTGTCAATAAAATTATAGTTCCTGGCATTGATAATGGCAAACTTTATTACTTGGATAATTCGGTTTATACTGAGGACGGCAGGACGATGACTTCTGAGGTAACCTCATCTACTTTATTTTTTAATTTTAATCGCTTTACTGTTAATCAATTAATTTTGGTTATGGAAAATGGGGTTGGGGTGTCGGAATTTAATCAAGGCTCTAACCCTTTAATTGAGATGACATATTCCATAGATGGGGGAAAAACCTGGAAAACCTCAAGAGCGACTTATATTGGAAAAGAGGGTGAATATTTAACTCAAATTAAATGGGAAAATTTAGGGCAAGGAAGAAATTTTATCTTTAAATTTCGTATAACAGATCCGGTTCTTAGAATTATAGTTGGGGCTTACTACCAAAAAACCATGGGAGGTATATAGTGCCAAAGGTTATGATTCCTCCTCCCAGTATAGAATTAACTGATGATAGTTGGTATTTATTCCTTTATACGTTATATCAATATTCTAGGTGTAATTATGAACTAGCTTTAGGTGGTATTTTAAATATATCAAGTGACCAAATTAGTAATAACGGGTCATCTTCCACTGATTTAATAAATTATGTTTTTCAAAAAAATCAATTGAAAACTAATGATGATTGTTTATTTTATAAAGCAAAAGGTATTTATGCCGCCAACGGTAATAATAAAAAAATAGTTTTAACCTTTGGCTCTCAAACGATATTTGATACCACGGACATTGCAATAAACGGAGGGGCTTGGATATTTGAGGTAGAAGTTACAAGAACTGATTCTTCGTCTCAAAACATATTTGTAAAGGGTTTTTATAATAACCTTGCCAAGACCGCCTTTACATCAGGCACTCAAGACTTATCTACAAACATAGACATCAAACTGACAGCTACAGGATTTTCAAGTGAGGACATAACTCTTAAGGAGTATTGTATTAATTTGAACCCTATAGACTAACAATTTGCCTTTACATCAGGCACTCAAGACTTATCTACAAACATAGACATCAAACTGACAGCTACAGGATTTTCAAGTAGCGATTTAACTTTTAAGAAGCGTTATTTTAACTTAAATCAAGCAGATTAAGATGAGTCAAGTTTTAGATGGTAGTAATGTAGGTAATTATGATAAAGGGTTTGTTGGAGTTGCTAATCAAGCGGCAAGATTTTCCTTAACCCGATCTGATGTAGTAGATGTTAATGGTGCGGTTAGCCTTGTTTACCAAGTAAATAATAGTTCGACATATCAAATAATTGATCTGGATAATCTCGATAATGCCTCAGGTTATATATTGATTTCTCAACCTGGAGGGACTGGAGGGTCGGTTAATTCAGTTGATGGGAATATTGTTGATAATACAGACCCAACTAATCCTATTGTTAATCAAATTCAATCCGATTGGAACGCCACAGGTGGTCTAGCAGAAATCTTAAACAAACCAGAAGCACTTAGCCCATATATCCAAGATTTTAATAATAATAGTGATTGGGGGTCTCCTTCTGGCGGTTTTTATACAATTACTATTCCAGAATCTACCCATCAAAGAGGAGCTATTCTGTGGTCAGTTGGAATATACCAAGTTTCCGGTGGAGATTTAATTTTAACTCAAGTTAATGAATTAATAATTGATGGCTCTGGCAATGTTTCTTTTAATGTAACGGAAGATCCAGACGGAAGATTTGCTGGTAGAGTGCTAATTTTAGGTAATACCATCGGGGCATCGCCTACCGGTATTATTTCTTTAAACGGCTTAACTGCTAATACCCAATTGTTTAGCACTAATAATCAAGGTGCAGATTTCAATATTAATTCTAGCGGAGATACCCACACTTTTAACCTTCCAACTGCCAATTTAGGAGTAAGGGGAGTAGTTGGTTTGGGTTATCAAACATTTGACGGTGGTAAAACTTGTCAGAACGATAACTCTGGAAGTGTTAAGGGATTGGGTATGTATAATGCTAATCTTACTGATAATAACGGTATAACCTTTAATGTAGAAACAGATACTATAGAGGTTGATGGGTTTACTGGTGATATTCAAGTTGATCAAACTACTATTAGTAATATCTCAATTAATACTTCCGGTTTAACAGTGGGCAAGTTTATTGTCGGAACTGGCATTCCAATAAACACTCAAATTGCTACTATTGTTGATAGCTCCACAATCACCATAAATCAAAATGCAACTCCTGGAACTGGCATAGCTTTAACTCAGCTCTTCCAAAAAGGATTTGCCACTACTTTTTATAGCGTCACTTTTAAAAGTCGCGATTACGTTAACACAACTGCTGAATTTGGTATTAATACCCTTATTAGTGGCGTTCAAAAGAACGTCTGGTATTATGACGAAAATAATAATCTTTATACTGATGGAAAGCTTCAATTAAATGGAGATTTCACAGTTAATAATGGATTTATTAGAGGAGGCGACCAGCTAGATGTATTAACAGGACAAGGGTTTAATCAAGGAGGAAATAGCCTAGGTGGTCAAATAATAGTACCCCCAGGAACTCCAATCACAGGTACTAACATATTTGGCACAAATCTAGCTCAGTTAGTCCAATGGAGTGATGACATGGATGGCGGAGTTATTCCTTTTTTGGGTGTGAGTGTTGTTGGTTACGTAGGACAATTAGCTGGCTTAGTTTCTGGTAAAACCATGGAAACTATTAACATGGCTGTTGCAGGTCTATCTGATGCTGGTTCAGCAGCAGGCGCAATTTTGAATAATCTTAATATGTATACCGCTGGTGGCTTGGTTGGCGGTACTCCAGCTACCATAAATAACATGCGCATGTATTACATGCCAGCAGGTTTGGGAGGGGTGGCAGTAAATGAATGGGGTATTTGTATAGATTCCCCAGTCGATAACTACATTGACAAATCGGTGACCATTGGAGGCGGTCCTGGAAGTAAAACGACCAATCCCGATATAGCCTGTGAAATCAAAAGCCTAAGAACAATCAAATTAGCTAATTTTACAACTACTCAAAAAAATGCAATTGCCTCTCCTGAAGGGGGAATGATCTTGTACGACTCTACACTTGGTAAAATGTGTATTTATTCGGACGTCTCTAATTCTTGGGAAACAATAACATCTATTTAATATGGCACAAATTCAAGGCAACCTAGATGTTGTTGGACAAGTTACGGCTAATAACTTTATTGGCGCAGTACAGGGAGTGAATAACATTCAATTACCTTTCTCTTTTAGCGATGCAACGCCTGTGAATGTTTTTATAGCAAAGGCAAATGAATTAATCGAAGAGATTCAAATTTTAATTTTAACGGCATTTGATGGGGCTGGGGCTTCCCTTGAAGTGGGTGATGCGACATTGAATGATAGATTGGTCACAATCAATCAAAATGACCCAACCATTCCAGCTACTTACATAATCACTCCTAATTATTCATACGTCTCATCAACTCAAGTTTTATTAACTATAGATCCGGGCACGGGGGCAACTCAGGGCTCAGGTTTGTTATTGATAAGATATAAGGTGTGATGAGCTTTTTTAATTATTAATTTAAATTTTTATAAAATATGTCAGGCCAAATTATAGATTTATTAGGTACTACCAGTAGTACTATTCAAGTAGAAAAAGCAGGGGTTAAATTAAAAAATAGCTCCGGCAATTTATTGATAAGAAATCCTGCGGATTCCGCAAATTCTGAAATTACTACAAGCAAACTTAACAATAGCGGTGATTCAATTGATCTTAATTCCGATGCAGCCGGTTCTGGTGCAGATTGGAAATATACACTTGCGCGCCCATCTTCCGGCATGACTGCTGATGTCACATTAACATTTCCCGATAATGATGGCACTCCTGGTCAAGTTATGGCTACCGATGGTTCAGGAAATCTAAGCTTTGTTTCTGCTGGCAGTACTGCGTCATCTTTAAAATTAGATACCACCACACTTGCTTTTGGAAGCACTTCACCGCTGGCAATGTTCAGCACTGGAGCATCTGATATTATCGACTCTATAGACGTAATTATTGATACCCCTTTTGACGGCACTCCTTCATTGAGCGTAGGTATTACTGGGACAACTAGTAAATATCTGTCAGCAACTCAAGTTGATCTAACTGCTGCGGCTAAAACTACTTACACCGTCCATCCTGGTTTTGATGCTCAAGGAGTTGAGGCTTTAATTGCAACTTACTCAGCAGGTGGAGCAACCGTGGGGTCTGCTAGAATTATTGTTAAATATGCTAGCCCAGCTTAATTATAATTTTGATTATTAAATAATTATGTCAAATTGGTCAGATTTACTAGGCACTACCTCAGGAAGTTTTGCACTTGCTAAGGGCGGAGCTAATTTAAAAAATAGCTCTGGAGCTCTAGCAATTAGAAACGCTATAGACAGTGCTGATGCAGATGCCAGTTGTGCTAAATTATCACTTTCGGGGGCTTTAAATGATGCCCCGACTGTGACGATTGCCTCAGCTTCTACAGTTAACATAGGAGCTGCGGCATCAAGCCAGATTATTATTAGCGGAACTACCACAATTACAGCATTTGATACCGCTCCGGCTGGAGTGGTTCGGTCTGTTGTTTTTTCTGGAGCTCTGACTTTAACCTATAACGCAACAAATTTAATTCTTCCTGGCAATGCCAATATGCTTACTGCTGCAAATGATTCAGCGGTTTTTAGAAGTTTAGGAAGTGGTAATTGGATTTGTATTTTTTATAAAAGACAGGACGGATTACCCATTGTTTCTTCAACTATTCCGACCGATGTTGTTATTATAAACACTCCCTCAGATTTTCCAGCGGCTTCTGGAGGAGTGAGGGCATTAGCAAATGTAACTTATCAGATTGCCAATACTTCTATAAATATGGGTTCTGATCGATTTACTACTCAGGCTAATACTTCTTTTATCGGGTCTGGTCCTAAATCAGCACTATTTACTTCTGTCAATAACGTGTTTATACCATTTACTACCACTGGTGGCGTAAATTATGTAAAAGATCTAGCAGTTTACAATACAAATACTGGTGTTTCTTCAAGAACATTTACTTGCACCCAGGGAGCTGGGGGTGGTTTTGTTTTTGAAAATGTAACAGATGGTGGCTTGTGTGGAGTTGCCTTTTTGCGTTCAGATGGAGCAAGTTTTGGCACTATAGATAAATGCAGAGTTACCGGGATTACTGCCCTTGGCTTAGCTGGTTCTTATGTTTGCTCTTGGAATAGCGGAACAATATCTAATTTAAAAATAACCAATAGCATATTTAAACCTAGTATAGACCAGGCTAGAATTATGCTTTTTGGTACACCTACAATCAATAGAGTGGTAATGACAGGCAACACATTTGATTGTTCTGTCGGCATCAATACTTTAGCAATTTCCACAGGTGCAAGTTTTTCTAATAATGCTTTATGCATAAAAGACAACTCTTTTACTGGTGCAAATACAACTCATGCTGTTGTTTCAATTGGCGCGCCAGTTACCGGGCAAGATATTTCTAACAATCAATTTACTACTTGTCTTGGATTTGGCGGAACTGATAAAACAATATTTATTTCAGGAACGGTAGCAACTAGTCAAACTATTACTTTTGAATATAAAACAACAAAACCAGGATCAATTCAACGTACCATTACAAAAGCTAGTGCAACAACTGGTACTGTTACCGCAAGATGGCAAATTAATGGAACTAACGTTGGCTCAACAGCTAATACTGTTACAAGCACAGAAAACATTCAGACTCACAGCGCTAATAACGCATATGCAATAGATGCAATTATTACCTGCGTAATAACTGTGACAGCTGGAAGTTTCACTGATTGTAGTTTTACAATGCAATGATTTATTAATTAATTTTTTATAGAAAATGGCAATACCAACTTTTAAACTAGGACAAACAATTTATTTTTATAAAAAATCTGATGGTTCAAAAACTTTTAAGAGCGGAACTATAAGCAGAATAAGTTATGATAATCGGCGTTGTGAATATACTGATGAATCAACTTTCACAATCAATGATCTTGATTATATCATTTCTACTAACTTTAAAAAAGTGGCATCTGATTGTTTGGATGAAGAAAAAGTAAATTTAAAAAATAGGATAACTGCAATTGATAATGCAAAGATAAATATAGATAAGGACGCCTCTTTAGATATATCAGAATTATAATAATATTCTAAACATGATACCAGGAATTTTAGCGGGATTAGGAATTGATGTCGCTTCTAATATTACCAAAAAGATTATTGAAAATAAGGCCGCTGATATAATTAAAGACAAGGTAGGAGTGGATATAAAGCCACAAGATACTTTGCAAGATGTTATATCAAAACTCAATGATGAGCAGCTTAACACATTAAGACAATCTTTTATAGTTGAAATTGAAAAAGTGCAAGCAGAGAGCTCAAATTTTAAAACCGAAATAGAGCATGGCGAAAGTCTACAAACAACTTATAAAGATGAATTTGTAACCGTGGGATTATTTTTAATAGTGCTTAGTATATTTGTTGCTCACCTTCAATCACCTGAATTTGGCGCAGCTTACACGCGAGATTTGATAATCGTTCTTAACTCACCTTTTGGAGTTGCTTTTATTATCATGGTTTGTGCTAGTTTGGGAGTAAAATATATTTTAAGCAGATTGACTGGTCTTTTAATAAAAATAATAGAGAAAAAATTTAATATATGATTCTGGCAGTGTATCTAGGATTTAGTTTTTTAGCTATAACTTCTTTAATTTTTTAAAATGAAAAAAATAATTTATTTAATCTTACTTCTTTTACCAACAGTAGCTCTAAGCTGCCCCAAAAACCAAAACTTAGTTACTAGAGCTGTCGATGGAGACACTGTTGTTATTGATACCGGAGAATATATAAGGGTCTTGGGTATTGATACTTACGATAAATCTAGTCCCAAGATGATTCAAAAACAAATGACCAGGGAAAATCTTTCAAAAGAAACCGTACAGGCAAGAACTAAGTTTGCTACTAATGTAGCATCTCAAATGCTAGTTGATAATTGCGTTCTTTTAGAAAAAGACCACATAGATAAAGACCAAGATGGTCGTTTATTGCGATATATTAAGGTAAATAAGATGGATTATGGCCAATACATGCTGGAGTCAGGCTTAGCTAATGTATGGTGTGGAGATAAAAAGATTAAACTTTTCAAAAAATATTTAAAAATTAGCAACTCTAAATGTTAGAAAACTTTACATTAATTCGCCAAGAGTACGACAAAGAGGGAACACCAGGAAAGTTGATTAATTCTGATGGAGTTAATCTGGGCGCAGCATTAGAAAAACCTTGGCTTAATAACAAGCCTGGACAAAGTTGCATCCCGGAAGGGGATTATATTTGCGAACATGACGAGACTGGTACTTTCCGATATTGGAAAGTAGAAGATGTCCCATATCGCTCTAATATCGAAATTCACCCAGCTAATTGTATTGATGATTTAGAGGGTTGCATTGCCCTTGGGGCAAAGATCAAATCTTATCAAAAACATCCAAAAACAGGAAAGGTTTATAAATATTGGCTAGATCAATCAAAGTTAACTATAGATCGCTTAAAAAATGAGTCAATTTTACCGTCAAAGTTTCGATTAAAAATTACTTCAAAAGAAAAGTTATGTCAGAAATAAACTGGAAAAAGAAAGTTGAAAAAATCCAAACTGATCTTAATTCTCTTGATCCCTCCAAAATTCATTTCTTATTTTTTGAGAATTATATTAATTTCCATAATATTTGGCATACCCCTTTATTGCTTCTTGTAAAATTGGATAACTTGATACGCTTTCCTAATTTTCCAAGTATTGACCATACCGCTCATATTTGTAAGTTCATTAACGATACCGAAACTAACAATCAAATTGTTCAAATATTTGAGGCAGGCAGAGCAAGAGGAATGGAGCGAAACGATTTAATGACCAAGCTTAAAAACCTACGAGGTAGAGCTTTTGTAATTACAATCGATAAACAGGTTGATAAAATCAAAGCTAAACAATTTGAAGAACAATGTCTT